GTATAACGAAGAATCAGTAGTAAGAGCTAATTTTGATAGTGATACGTCATGGATTATAGGAGATTCTTTAGTTATGACGGTTCCTATCTTTAGACCTTTTACAGGAGATTGGAATCAAACAGGTAGTCCGTTACCGGTAGGTTGGCAAGACATAAGTCTTAGTCAGTTTGAAGGTATAGAAATCAATATAGCACAACCTACTACCATATATTTTAAGAAAGTAGGTAATGCAATGCAGTCTAAAAGGGTATTAGGACCGTTTATCCCACAGATGATAGGTGATACTATTACTATTGCAATGAAAATACAATGGGATGCAGGTATGTATTCCCAGACCAAGGAAGATTATTTAGCAAAATTTATTGTAGAATAGTTGATTCTTTGAAAAAAAAGTATTATCTTAATTATATTATTAGAATATATAAGATATATGATAAAAGATAATATATAAGTATATAAATATATATTAATAATAGATAAAATAATAAAATATGTCATTGACGAAGGATAAAATCCAAAAAAACTACGAAAAGCACTTAAAAATAGTCGAAACTTATATTACCGACCGTAAGGATAAGGTATTATCTATGATCGATTCATTTCAAGAAGAGTATGCTCTAGCTCCAGCTAGTGGTAAAACTTGGTACCATAATGCTTTTCCGGGTGGGTATGTTGACCACGTCAATAGAGTTGTTGAATATGCGGTGAAGCAAATGAGGTTATACAAAGAGATGGGTGGAGATATTGATTTCACCGAAGAAGAACTTGTCTTTGCCGCATTATTTCACGACTTAGGTAAATTAGGTGATGGAGATAAGATGAATTACCTACCTCAGACCGATAAATGGAGACAAGATAAGTTAGCAGAGATGTATACAAACAATCCAGAGTTAGATTTTATGCTAATTCCAGATCGTTCTTTGTTTGTACTACAGAAATTCGGTATTGAGGTAACTAAAAAAGAGTTTTTAGCTATAAGATTACATGATGGTGTGTTTGATGATGCTAATAAAGCTTATTTTTTCAGTTATAACCCATCATCAAGACAAAAAACTAACATTATAAAGGTTCTACATACAGCAGATTTCTTAGCCTCACAGGTTGAGTACGATAATAATGTAGGATTACAAGGATATCAACAAAGTAAGGTGAAAAAGACACAAGCTTCTACAGGAAAACGTGTCAATGCTTCGGACGGACTTGCAAAAACACTAAAAAATCTATAAATGCAAGAAGTTTTTTCAATATATAACATTATTTCCGGAGTTTTAGTTGGTACTCTTATTATTTTTATTTATATTTTAAGAAATCTACTAATTAAAGTGGAGAAATACGAGGATGAAGTCGTAAAATTACAAGACACCCTTAGTACTATTCAGAATACATTAGCAGATTCAAAAAAGCACCTTAATCAACTTGACGAACGTGGGGTTTTTGAGTCAGATGACGAGGTCGGTTATTTTTTCGAACAATTGAAAACAGTTCAAGATGAACTAGACCGATTAACAAATGCCCAGGAAGAAAAGCAAAGCTAATTACTTTACAAAAGAGACAGAAGAATATATAGTTAAGTACAATGAGTCAAAAGACCCAGACTATAGAGCTAAAATTTTTACTGATCACATTTACTTACCTTTTTATAAGTTAGCAGAAAACATTATACACACTTTTAAGTTCTATTACACAGATGTTGAAAAGATAGAAGACTTAAAACACGAATTAGTTTCTATTTTACTAGAAGAAAAGATTATGAAGTTTGATCCTACTAATGGAGCTAAGGCATATTCTTACTTTGGTACCATAGTTAAACGTTGGTTAATAAATTATAACAATAAAAACTATAAAAGACTAAAGCAAATAGGTAGTTTCTCCGAAATGGAAGAATCTTATGACCCCAAACTAACTAATAAGATGGGAGAAGAAGCAGGAATTACATTATCTGCTTTTATCGATAGATGGGTTGAAAGTACTTACGAAACTTTAGATGAAACCTTTGTTAAAGATTCAGATAAAAAGATAGCAGATGCAGTGCTTACTATTTTTAGAACTAGAAACGACTTAGATATCTTCAAAAAGAAAGCTCTCTATATCTACATACGAGAGATGACAGATTGTGAAACTCCTTCACTTACCAAGGTTATCAACATACTTAAAGATGACTTTAAAGCTAAGTATCAAAAACTTTATGACCAAGGTTTAATCGTCAATAAATTACGCTGATCTATTTATAATAAACTAAAGACATGAGTTTAGATAAAGAAATATTTGACGGTAAGACTCTATCTGATCTCTTCTCTGAGATTCATAATAACTCAACAACTACCAGAGCTCAAGTAAAAGCTTTGATAGGAGAGTTAAAACCATTAATCGAAAACATAGGAGATGCTACATTAATAGTACCTATGATAAAAGAGTATATGGAGATAGGTGTAAAGAATGATGAAGCACTCATTAAACTTGCAACTATTGTACAAAGAATCGAAACAGCTCAAGCTAAAGGAGATGGAAGTGATATGTTTGACTTCTCTGAATTACAAGATCTTTTAGATGAGCAAGATGAAATAAAAGAAGAGATTACAGAAATAGAAAATAAAGATACCGAAGAAGATGATTAATTTTGGAGGAGGTGTAATTGCCAAAGCCGTATCAGCAGCAAAAGGAGCAGGTGCTTCACCTACCTTTAAGTTTGGAAGAGTTGTTGATGTGGTATTAGATGAATCTAGTCCTTACTGGGATGAATTTGGTAGATCTCAATCTATAAACGGAATAAGGTATAGACCTTTAGATAAAGCACATTCGGAAGATGAAGATGCAATATTACCTTTTGCCTATTGCGGAAATACTAATATAGTAAACGTACCTCTAAAAAATGAAATAGTAATTATTACTGCACTACCTTCTGAAAATAGAGCAGCTAACTCCTTACAAACTA